GTCGGCTGCATCCCGCCCACCGTCGCCTCCAGCGCCTGCTGCCCTGGCACCAGTGTTGCCAGCCACCGCTCGACCTGCTCACGGGTCAGGGCCATCAGGCCACCCGCACAATGGCATAGTTGTTCAGCGACACCGACACCCCCGCCGTCGCCGTAAACGCCTGGATCTCCAGCGTCGCCCCGGCCTCCGCATAGATCACCGCAGAGAGGTCGGTGGGGTAATCGGACCACCCGCCCCAATGGTCGCGGAACGTGGTCGGCCCGCGATCTGCGGGGGAGCTTACGGAGCCGGTGCCGCTCACCTTGAGGATGCCAAGACCCAGGCTGGTCGGGCTTCCGGCCGTGACGTGCGCCCGCACCCACACCGCATACCAGCCCGTCTCGTTAATCGTCACGGTGTCTTCGGCGGCGTCCAGGGTCGGCGGCGCGGCCCCCTTGGTCGTGTTGGTTTCCCGGAACGGCACCGTCGTCCAGACATCCTCCGTCACGGCGGCGCTCTGCGCGTCTGCCGCGCTCCCCGCATAGAACCCCGCGCCCACCGTCGCGTCGCTTACCAGGTTCTGCGTGGCCCCGTTCACGCGGGCCGCGACCCCCGTTGTCGTGAGCCAGACATCCCCGTTGACGGGGCTGCTCGGCGCAGTGCCCGGCGACAGGTTGAACCCCGCCCCGCCCGAGGCGCTGGCCCGCGTCGTCAGCTTCCCGGCGGTTTGGAACGTGGCCCCCGCCGAAAAGGTGGGGGCACCCGAAAAGTTTGGCGTCCCGCTCACCGTCGTTGGGGCGACCGTGGCGATGGTCGCGGTGCCGCTGACGGAGGCCGTGGCTGCGGTCAGCGTCCCCGTCACCGTGGCCGTCGCCGCCGTCACCGCCCCCGCCGCCACAATCGTCCCGCTCGTCGTCAGGTTGGCGAACGCGGCCGTCCCCGTAAACGTCGGGTCCGCCGTGGGCGCATAGGCGATCTCGCTCCACACCGTCCCGGTGTCGTAGAACAGCTTGAGCGTGTCCGTCTCCAGCCACTTGCGGCCCGCCGTCCCCGCCGCTGGCTTGCTCCCCGCCACGCTGGACTGGAAATGCACCCCACCATCACTGTCGTGATTGTTGTGCGTTGTCCGCAGCGCCGTGAAGTTGCCCCGCAGCACGGACGAGATGATGCTGGCCCCGTTCGCCGGAGTCGCAATCGCGCCCTGCTGATGTGAACCGACTGTCTGTGCCATTCGTGCTCCTTACCGTCGCGTCATGGCGAAACCCTCGACCTCGACCCGGCTGAATACCGCGTCGCTCTCCCCGTCGTCTGACACCGTGCAGTCCACGAACGGCCCCCGCCCATGCACCGGCACCTTCTCGACTTCCGTGCTCCCCGCGTCATAGACCAGCCCCGAGTCATACGCCAGGCCCGTGTCATACGCCGCGTTGGCCCCGCCATCCATCGTGTAGCTGCCGCCCGCCGTGGGCGTCTGCCAGGAGAACACCGCCGACAGGCTCCCCCGGAAGTCCGCCATGACGTGCGCCCAGCGCAGCGCCACCTCCCCGGCAATCCCGCCGAAGAACAGCCGCCTCGGCTGGGCGGCAAAGGCATACGCCGTGCCCCCCGTCCCGTCGCTGTCCACGTTGTCGAGGTACACCCCGGCGAAGTCGCACTGCCGCACATGGCCGTCCGCATCCCCCGCCAGCACCACCGACCGCCCCTCGCTGTCCGGGACCTCCGCCAGGCACAACACCTCGGGCGCAAGGAACCCGTCGCCCCACGGCCCCGACCACGCATTGAGCCGGTACTGGTAGGCGTAGATGCCCTTGCCCGGCAGGAAGAACCAGACCTCCCGCCGATGACGCTGGTGGACCGCCCGGATGCCCGCCAGGTCCTCGTCCGTCAGGTCCACAAAGACCGGCGCGATCTTGGCGCTGATGTCCTGGACCCCGCTCTCCGACACCTGGTAGATGCCCCGCTCCGTGGCGACATACCCCGTGTTCTCCACTGCCACGATACTGAACGGGGCAATCGTCCCCACGTCCTGGCTGACGCCCCGCGTCCCCGCCTCAATGTTGATGTCGTCAATCCCGACACCCGTGAACCGGCTGATCCCGTCCACATGGAACAGCAGCAGCGAGCCCCCCAGCGGCAGCAGCCCCGTGAGCCGCTGGTTGCCGAAGGTGCGGATGTTGGCGATCCCGCCCGCGCTCGCCACCACCCCGAGCGTGTCCCCGTTGCCCAGGCTCGACCAGTAGAGCGTCTCGCTGTCCCCCGTGATCCCGTACAGCCGCTCGTTGTACACGGCGACCACCCGGACATTCGGCGTCCCCGCCAGGTTCACCGTCAGCGTGGCCCCGTCCCACTGGTTGAGCGGGCCACCGTCCGCGATGTAACAGACCTCCGCACTCGCGTCCCGGAACCCCGCAAAGCTCGGCGGCACCGTCGTGGAGAGCGTCCCCGTCTCTGCGGTCCACGTCACGGGCGTCCCGTAGGTCCCCGTGTGGAGCGTCCCGTTCGCCACCGCCAGCAGTTCCGTGCCCGCCACGGGGCGCCAGGCGTACACCCCGCGCACCGCGCTGGGACCCCCCAGCGCCGTCTCCGTCAGCCGCCGCGTCCCGCCCCGCCGCGTCACCCCGCCATACTCCGTCAGCCGGGCGTTGTCCGCCCGCCGGAGGTCCGTCTCGCCCAACTGCGCGGCGTCCGCCGCCAGGTTGAGCCCGCCCGCGAACGCGCCCTGAGAGGCCGTCACCCGCCGCCGCACCTAGCCGCCCCACTCCCAGGCGTTGTCCGCGTGCTGCATCACCATCGGCCCCTCGCCCAGCCGGGCCAGGTCCGCCAGCAGCAGCGCCCGCAACCCCTCCGCCCGCTGCCGGAGCCCGTACCCCTCGTTCGTCTCACGGCCCCCCTTGTTCAGGAGGTCCGCCGCCGTCTCCAGCGCCACGATCTCCGCGAACGTCTCCTCCTGCGCCTCGGTCGGCACCTCCACCGTCACGCTGTCCGTGGACAGGGCGGTGAGGGCCGGGGGGAGGTAGTTGACGTGGAGCGTCGCCACGCTGCTCGCGCTGATCGGCACCAGGACCAGGCTGGTCCCCTCCCGATACCACGACCGGCGCGAGGTCAGCGTCTCGGCAGGCGAGGGGAACTGGCGGAACCGCCCGGGGCTGTACGTCTGGTCGCCCCGCACCACGGTCAGGACCCGGTGGAACCGCTGCCGCGTGTCCCCGCTCCCGCTCGCCAGGTCGGCCATCGCGTACCGCCCGGTGGCGTCCGCCGTGACCGTCCGCGCCCCCACCCGCAGCGCGGGGTCGGCGTCCAGGCACCGAATCCACTCCCGGTCATAGTTGACCGCGAGCTTCTGGTCGATCTCGCCCGACGACCCCGCCGACTCATCCCAATCCTGGGACCCCACGGCGTCGGCCGCCCGCTGCGCCCGCACCCGCAGCATCGCCCGCGTCTGCGTCATGCCGTCCCCCGATCCCGCTTCGCCGCCCGTTCCGGCGTCGAGACGTAGTGGGGCCGGAACAGCTTGTCCGCGTCCTCCTCAATCAAGGCCACCTGCTCCTTCTTCATCTGCTCGAACGGTTCCGCGAGCCACTGGTCGGCCCGCGCCAGGATGGCGTCCCGATCCGACTGACCCGCAATCGCCCGCGCCGCCTGCACGAAGTAGCCATACGCCTCGTCCACGCCCGCATCCCGGGGCAACTGCCCGATGATGTCAAAGGCGTCACTGGGCGAGAGCACCCCCCGCTGGATCATCCCCCACCGCTCGTCCTCCGGCGCCCAGGTGAGCGTGAACCCCCACCAGTGCCCCTCCTCCCCGGGCGCCCGCAACAGCTTGCACCCCAGGCGCGGGTGGATCTGCGCCAGCCGCCGCACCACATCGCTCGGGGGGGTTGGCAGGCCATCATGTCCCAGAACCGGCATAACGTCTCCAGGGGCCAGGGGTGGGCGGGAGTCTCCCCCCGCCCGAGTCCCTCAGTTGATCTGCATCAGCTCCACGACCACGAACAGGGCCGCAGGCTGGGTGTCAATCGCCGCCGAATCGCTGGTGAAGATGACGGAGAGCGTGTCCCCCTCATCCAACAGCAACTGGGCGTCCGTGGCCGAGGTGGATGGACCCACCTCCGCCCGCTCCTTGGTGGTCAGCCCCTCGACATCGAAGGTCCCCGAGAGGGTCACTTCGGCGTCCGCCGAGGCGTCGTACTTGGAAATCACCGCCGTCACCGCGCCATCCGCATCCGCCGCCGCCGTCGTGGCGTGCATCGCGGCCTTGGAAAACGCGAACTTGCCCGGGGGCGTGGCGACACTGATCCGGGTGGTGGTGTTGGCCGTCAGCGGGGAGGCCCCGCCAATGTTGTTGCTGCCACCCACCGGCCCCACGATCACATGAACCGGATGCGTCCCAAACCGCCCCGGGGTGTTGCGCCGTCTGCGATCCATCGCTCAACTCCTTTTGGGTCAGCGGGGAGCCGCCGCTCCCCCCAACCCGGTGTCCGTGATCTGTGGTGCGGCGGCACACGAATCGTCTAGCCGACCTTAGACCCCGTGGTCGTACCGGGTGCCATCGGTGTAGCCCGTGATGCTGCCCTGCGCGTTCCGCTGGATGGTCGCCACGGACCAGTAGGCGCCCCAGTTGACCTGGTAGGCGTCAAACCCGTCGATGAAGCGCACCGACCCGCTGTCCTCATGGGACAGCTTCTGGAAGTCCTGGAGATCCACGAACGCGATGCTCGGCAGGTGGATCAGATAGATCGTGCCTGCGGGGCAGTAGAAGTCGTCGATCAGCGGGAGGCCGCAGAGCTGAAGCGCCTTGAAGCCACCCTTGAGCGTCACCTTGTCGTTCATGTCCCACTGGCGCTGACCGAGGAAGCTCTCCGCGATCTTCTTCTTGATGCCAGGGGTGGTGAGGAGCAGGAAGTCCCCGGGCGACTCCGCCGCGTTCTTGCCCGAGGTGTTGGCGACCTTGGTGATGAGATCCCAAATGTCCATCTCGCTCGGCTGCGAGGCGTCCGGGGTGTCGGTGCCCGCCACCATGCGGGTGGCATCCCACCGGGCATAGGTGGCCGAGGACAGGCCGCAGACGGTGTTGTACCCGTCGCCGCGATTGGTGATCTTGATGAGCCCGTCCGGGACCGCGTTGTAGCTGTCGTCGGTCGCGCTGTTCGCGGCCACCACGGCGTCACCCGCCGCCATGTTGCTGATCGCGGTGTCCAGCGTCAGGGTGGCGTTGTCACCCGACACGGTGACGGCGGTGATGGTGGCCGACCCCAGGATGGCCCAGGAGTTCGTCGCGTCGCGCACCGTCACGAACTGCCCGACACCCAGGAGCAGCGAGCCCTTGCCCGCTCCGGTGACGCCATAGGGCTTGGCGACGATGATGCTGGTGCTGGTGCTCGCCGTGCCGATCAGGGCCTTGAAGCCGTTGCCCGCCCCATGCAGGACCTCCTGCTGGAACATCTTGGCGGCATCCATCGCCTCCTCCGTCACCTTCTTGACGATGGGGACGAAGGCCGACTTGCTGGACTGCGTGGACTTGATCGCCAGCCCGTCGATCTCCCGGGTCACATAGGTCCGGTGGATGCCGATGCTGGCCTGCTTCTCCAGCGCGGCGGCAGACGGGGGCAGCTTGCCCAGCGCCGACGCCGAGGCGCCGACCGGACGACCCACCACCACGTCCCAGTAGATGTTGCCCGCCCCCCACCGCATCCGCTCCGTGCCACCGCCCTTGCCCCGCTTCATGTTCGCCAGCAGCGGCGTCAGGCGCGGGAACAGGTTGACCCGATAGTTCTCGTAGGCCCGCTTGAACAGGCCGTCGATGTCGCCATCGGTAATGCGCGTTACTGCCATTGTGTCTCCTTAGAGCCCCTTCTCCACGCTCTCCCAGAACGCCTCGTTGGCTTCCCGGGCCGAGCGGGGGGCTCGGCTTGGTTCCTTGGTGGAACTGGTCGTGGCGGTGCGCGTCGGTGCGACCGTCCGAGCCAGCTTCTGCTTCGCCTTCGCGGCTTCCACCTGGACTTTGCGGAGGGACAGCTTGCGCTTCGTTTCCGCTTCCTGGGTCTGTGCCGTTCGCGTCTCATGCCGCTGGCTCAGCCATTCGGCCAAGTCCACCGTCACCAGGCGCTCCACGTCGGCCAGGCGCTCGACCGGGATCGTGCCGTGCCGTTCCAGCCGCTTGAGCTGGGGGGCCAGCCATCCCGCCGCCTCCTCCTCCGTCACCGTGGGGTACTCCGCCACCAACTGATCCACCCTCGGTCCCACGCTGGAGAGGAAGGTTCCGATCTGCTGCTGGTTCTGGATCTGTGCCGTCCGCTGCCGTTCCACTCGGAGCTGTTCCTCAGCGCGAGCGGCCCGGGCCTCGGGCGAGCGCGACTGCTTGTACTCCTCCTGCCGAGCGAGATACCGCTGCTCGTCCTCAAACACTTCGCGGATCAGCGCGGCCTGGCGTTGCGCGAGGGCCGTGAGTTCCGAGACTTCCTGCTGGATCGCGGGCCGCTCCTCGCGGAACGCCCGGACCTGCTCCTGCAACTCCTCGTTGTAGAACCCGCTCTGGGCGAGACGCACCACCTTGTCGAGCCCCATCTTCCGCACCTGGCCGTTCGCCTTGAAGGCGATCTCCAGGGACGGCAACTCGACCTCCCCCTCCGCGTCAAAGGCCGTGAAGTCGGTGATCGGCTTCGGCTTCTCGGCCGGGACCTCCTCCTTCGCCGCCTCGGGCTCCCCCTCCGCCGGGGCCTCCCCCTCGCCCGCCTCCGCCTCCGCCTCCGCCTCCGCCTCGCCCTCCGCCTCGGGGCCGGGATCACCCGTCACATCCGCCACCGACTCATCCGTGTCGGCAGAATTCTCTTGCTCCTCGACCTGCTCTGTCGCGCCCTCATCCGTCAGGTTGAGGGTGTCCAACCATGCCGCGTCGTCGGAGTGCAGCATCTCAGTCGCTGACTGTTCTGCCGGGATCTCCTTGACCGAATCGCCCACGAGAACTCCTTGCTAGAGCGGCTGCGTGGAATCGAACGTCGCCGCCGCCGCGCTCTGGTCCGTCATCTGACCGAAGTTGGTCGCGGTGGACGCGGCCACGGGGGGGTTCGACCCCTGAAACGGCTGTTCTCCGGGGGACATCTCCATCCCCTGCGGAGTCGCCTGCTGGGGAGTGGGAGCGCCGCCCGGTGCCCCCTGCCCAGACAACATGCCCGACTTCTGTGCCGCCTGGTTCGCCAGTTCCGCCATCCGCTGCTCAGCGGCCTGCACGACACGCGGGTCGGTATTATCCGGCAACACCAGCTCGCGCAGCAGCACGTCCTGGTGGATCGCCTCGTCATCCCACCACTTCATCGGCAACGGCTGGCCCTGCCGGATGCTCTCCGCCACCCGCCGCGCCCGCGCCTCCTGGTCCTCGTCCGGGCTCCCCAGGTGGCGAACCCAGCCGAACACGCTCCGGCGCCGGTACTCCTCCACGCTCATGCCCCCCGTCTGGAGCAGGTCCTTGAGCAGGAACAGCCGGAGACTCCGGGGCATCGGCATCAGCGTCTCCGGGTCAATCCAGACATCCACCGCCCCGTCGAGGTCGTCCTTGTGGATCATCCGGGCCAGGTCCACCCGGCTCTCCCCCTGCACCCCCACCATCCGGGGCAGGTCGTAGAACTCCTTGCCGAACGCCACGGCGATCTTGGCCCACTGGGTCTGCGCCTCGCAGCTCGCCAGGACCAGCGGGGCGAAGGTCCGCTCCACCTGTTCCCGGATCGCCAGGATCGCCCGACCCGACTGATCGGCCGAGAAGCTGCCCATCGTCGCGTCGTTGCGACCCGTCAGGTCCTCCAGCGCCTTCTTCTCCCGCTCAAAGGCGTCCATCACGTCCTTCGACACGCTCATGCCCTGGATCACCTGGACGCTCTGGCCCAGGTCCCCGGCCCCCGCCACCTCAATGAGCGACATCGTGCCGCCCACCAGCGTCTCCGGCTTCACCGCGTTGGCCCGCCCCAACAGCTTCGGCCCCGCGTTGAACCGGATGTTCTCCACCATCTTCGACCAGAGCGCGTTGAGGCGGACCTGGTGCGGCACCCAGAGGTTCATCTGGGGCTCGGGGAAGAAGGCCGGGTCCGTCGAGCCGTCCGTCCACCGGACCATCGGCACCACGCCCGCCGGAAGCCCCGTCACCGTCACCGTCTTCTGGCCGACCGTCACCACCATCAGCCCCTGCGGCAGGTAGCGGCCCCGCTCACAGTAGACCGTGAACCGCTCCACCAGCCGCTGCTCCGTGTGGAGTTCGTCCACCTCAAAGCCACCCAGCCCGCTCATCGACGCGCCCACGCCGAACACCGCGTCCGACCCGTCGCTCGCCTCGTCGCTGTCCACCACCCCCTCGCCGTACTCCGCCACCGCCTGCGCCAGCGGGATCAGGTCGCGCAGCACCCAGTAAAACGGCCGCTGCGTGGCGGTCGCGTTGGGGCTCACCCGGACCTGCTCCACCCGCCGGATCTTGGAACACGGATCGCCCAGCGGGCTCTCCAGGTCCGCATCCCACGGCCCCCGGTCCACGTCCCAGTAGACCTCCTCGAAGCACACGCCGTCCGGGATCACCCAGTAGCCGACCTCGCGGATCACCTTGGCCCGCTCCTGCTGGTCGAACTGGTACTCCAGGAACGCCTGGAACGCCTCGGCCCGCTTGAAGTCGCCGGGGTCCTGCGTCGAGGGGCGGCACCGGAAGCCGGGCCGCTGCTCCGCCAGGATCTGCACCCGCTGGTCCCGCGCCGGGGCACAGAGGTCAAAGACCAGCCGGGCCGCGTTGGTCGGGCGCGGCGGCTCCCGCCACACCCCAATCCCCATCGGGCTGATCCACTGGTCGCCCGCCAGGAAGCGCCGGTTCCGCTCCACATCATGCAGCCGCCGCCGCACCCCGCCACTCAGGCTCGACCACAACTGCTTGGCCCAGCCCGGCCACACCTGGTCGGGCGCGTCGTCCTCGGGCCGCAGGAACGGGAAGTCCCCGCCAAACAGGACCCCCACCGCCGCCCGCGTCTCCGGGTCCTCGGGGTCGCCCGCAAAGAGCGGTTCCGGCTCGGGCACCTCGGGCTCCAGCAACTCCTCCGGCACCTCGGGCGGCATCGCCTCGCCCATGACCGCTGGCATCGTCATCCGCTATACCCCAGTTGCTTGACCACCGCCCGCACCCGGTCCCAATCGCCCGTCTCCTCGTACAGCTCCTGAAACCGCTTCATCGCGTCCTCCCGCGCCCACTCATCCCCGTAGCTGTTCGCCAGCCCCTCCAGGTCGGCGGGCACCGGCTCCTTGGCCGGGGGCAACGCGGGCGTGGCGTAGCGGTCCCGCTGGATCTCCAGCCACGCATCCAGACGCATCAACAGTTGAGGCGTCAACCAATGGCCCGCAAACAGGACCATCCCCGCGATCACCACCAGGGCCAGCGGCACTAGCTGGCCTGTCCCGCCGTGAACGCCGTCAGGGGGGTCGCGTCCGTGAACGTGGCCGTGGTACAGTCGCTGCCGTCCGTCAGGTCGTCGGTGGTGGCCGTCCACTTGACCCCGGCCTTCGAGTTGACCCGGATGTAGCCCAGCGCCACCTTGCCGCTGTCGGCGCTCGGCAGCGCGGCCAGGGCGAGCGCCGCCGTGGTGTACACCTGGTCGGCGCTCGGGCTCTTGGTGCTCACCGTGCCCGCCGCGTTGACCTGCACCAGCCAGATCCCCCAGAAGGTGCCCGCCGCCGCCGCCGTGTTGATGGTGTCGGCGCTGGAGAAGGCGATGGCCGTTGCCGCCGCCTTGCTGTACTGGATCGACCCGACGCGGAAGTAGGCCGTGGTCGTGGTCTTGAACTTCTCCGCCGTGGCGTCAATCGCCAGCGTCCCGATGGTCAGCAGCCCGTCCTTGAACGACGCCTGCAAGGCGTTCGCCAGGGTCTTGGTGCCGTCCACCAGCAGGGCGGAGAGCTGCGTCGCCGTCACCGTGTAGTCCTGCGCCCGGGAGGCATCGAAGACCTTCACGCGGTCTGCGGCAACCAGGGTGCTGTCCCCCATCGCGTTCACATTCGCTACGTCACTCATGCCCGGTTCCCCCAGTGTCAGTTTCCACAAAGACCACACGATCGCCGTCCCGCTGGAACGTGCCGGTCACATCCCCCGGCACGTCCATGTCCGCAATGACCAGCCGCTGCGCCCGGGCGAACGCGGCCTCCGCCTCCGCCACCCGGCTGTCGAGGACCTCCTTCGCCAGCGCCAGCATCCCCGCCTGCAAGGGGGTCAGCCAGGTCCGCAGGGTCACGCCACTTCCTCAAACACGATCTCCGCGCTCACCGTCAACGCCCCGTCCGGGGCCGAGGGGAGATGCACCACGAAGATTTCCCCCGGCGCAATGACGATCCGCTGCTCGGGGGCCGGGTCATAGACCCACCCCGTCACGACGTTGAACGTCCGCCGGGCCAGGGTGAGCAGCGTCCCGCTGCCCGCCGTCGCCACCGTCGTGTTGTTCCGCTTCACCGTCACCAGCGACGCCTGCGCGCCCGGACGCAACCGGCGCGGCGTCACCGCCGCCCCCCCGCTGCCCGCCGTCGCCCCCGTCCCCCGCAGGAGCCGGATCGGCTT